CCTATTGTAGTGTAACCTAATACACCACTCCCACCACCCGAAGTTACGCCAAAGAAATCGTCAGCAATTAAAGTACCTATGCCACCTATGGACTTAGGTATAAAATCCGAACTATCTAATCTTTGGTTAAACTTGAAAATAGTGTCCATTTAGCCATTACTAATCTCAATGTTTAAATTTGGTAAACCCGTTGAGGTCGAATCGGCTTGAACAACTAATACTAAGGCTGAATCTGCGTAAACTATTGGCGCACCCGTTTTTAAAATGTCATCAATACCACCACTATTTGCAATGGCTATTCTATTAGACCAAAGTTTTCTCATTATAAGCACGTTAAAAGAACCTGCTGCTGCTGCACCTGTTGTAACGATTACGCTTTCTATTTTTTGTACACCTGAATCCCCTGCTTGTAATGCTAATTGGAACATTTTACCAACTGTTAAGGCTGCTGCTGCTTGGGCTGCTGAAACAATAGAAGTTCTTCCCGTAGTACCTGCACTATTTGTATAAGTTACTTGAACTTGCCAAGCCGTTGCCGATGTCATCGCTGCCACAACCTCTATCCAAATTTCACAACCATTACCAAAAGTAGCCCCACCTGAATAGTCGGGAGTTCTACTTGAAATTGCAGGTTGAGCCGATAAAGTTGTAGTACCTGAGTTGTAAGCGTAGTTACCTGCCTTAAATAAAAGGTCATAAAGATAAAGATAACTTAAAACCGAATTATAATATTCTACCTTAGTTAAATACCCCGTTGCAGAACCACCAAAAGCTTTAATACTCGGAGTCCCTGCCGTTGCATCCGTTGGGACTACACCTGCCGTTGTTGAAGTACCTGCTAAACACCTGCGCCTGGATTACCTGCCAAATCAAATACACTAAAAGGTATTAAAGCTACCGAAGTCCTCGTTGCTGTTTTAACAAAAGGGATTCTTTGCTTAGAAGCCCCTATATATCCGTCTAATGTAGTAATTGCCATACTATGCTATTTGCAAAAGTCCGTTAGTAGCGTCAAAGTCTAAAGTTAAGGTTTCGCCACTCGCAAGAGTAACAGCAGAACCGTAATCGAACCAACAAATTAATTCTTTGTTAGTCGCAGTATCATTGTAGATTACTACATACTGGAAAGAAGCTACCGAACCACCTGAAGCCGTCAGAACTAAATCATTAATTACTAATTTGTAAGCCCCTGAAGTTTGCGAACTTGCTGAGGTTGTTAAGTTTCTGCTCGATAAGTTTGTGTAACTGATTTGAGTTAAGTTTGCTAAAACTGTGTTACTAGCTACGGGTGCGTTAGCTGTTGCACATAAAGCCACAACTAATTGGTCTGAACCTAGATTATGAACCTTTTCTGCTAAAGCTTCAACAAAAGAGTTGAATTTGTTATATGTTGCCATTATATTATTGTTTTATAAAATATGTTAAAAGAGAAAATATCTACTTGCCCACTTATCGCACTATACTCTATCCAAACCCAATTATCTTTAGGGATTATCTTCGTATCAATAACTGCACTTTCGCTACCTGCTTGACTTGTTGCCGTTCTATCCGTTACCCATATTTTACTAGGTGTGCCTGAATTTTTAGTTGAAGCGAAGTAAATATTATAGGTCAAACTTGGATTAGTCCCCGACAAAACATCAGCTATCTCTCTTATTTGAATAGACGAGTAAGTATAGAAAATTGGTATGTCGTCAGTAATAACAGGCTGAGGTATTGTTAAGGCTTTTGAGTAAACGCTCGGGCTTATATAAATTCCGTTCACATCAGGAAACTCCCCTTGTGGTATTTCATCGGCTAAAGGTAAATTGCAAGAATCAAAATCGAAGTAATCTTCTAAATTTACATCAATGTAAGCCCCACTGACCTCGTCACTCCACTTTTCCCAAACTGGGTTAAAGGTAATCCCGTCAGTTAATTTAAGTTCGTTTTGTAAAGCGTATTTATACAAGTAAGAAATACAATCTTTAAGAATTAAATCCGTATCGCTTTCAACATCAACTTCATCGCTTTCATCTTTGCGTACTCTATCCACAACAATTACTCTATAGGAATAATTCATTTGAACTCCAGACAAAGTAGAAGTATTAGGAAGTACCCACATTAAAGGGTATTCAAGATTCTCTTTTGCTTGTTGTTCCCACTCCTCGCCATACCCGAAAGAATGGATTTGTAAGTGACTATTTGCAAAATCGCTGAATATCTTTTTTAACTGATTTTTTGTTTTCAAATTCTAAAAGTATTTTAGCGTGTTTATCGGTTGTAGTTATCTTTTTCGGAGAAATTGGTATAAGTTCCTCTTCTGTGTTTGTAATCGACTCTTTTGTTTCCGACATAAATGCCCCCTATTGTTGAATGTTTATTGATTGGTAAATACAAAGGATATGAAGTCCCGTTCTCGCACAAATAGTTTTCTATTTTAGTTTTATACCCCTCAGCAAGATTATTATACTTACCTTGAAGTTGAGAAAGTTCCGTTAATCCTACGGGTTGCCCGTTGTCACTTGAATTAGTTTGTATCCCTTTATTTCTTATTTTGAAATTAAGGTCTATTACAGCCTCGCTAATGACTTTATTTATTAGATACGGCTCTATGTAGTCATTTAGTAAAGTTTGATTAAGTGTAGTGACTGTAGAAGCGTTTACTTGAGTGATTATCTCATTATACAAGTCTTTACCTAAAACATCATACAAATAAAGTTCTTGAACATTTATAATAGTCGGCTCAATCAACTTTGAATCTACATTCTCATTGACTACCGAAAATTCTTTTAATCTATCTATTGAAATTAATAAAGGTATCATATTTTTTCTTTAACAAGTACTTGATTCCATGAATGTCTGCAAGACGGCTTATGTAAAAGCCCGTCAGTATTCGGTACTGTGTACCAACCACCACGATAAGACCAAATATCAACATCGCCATTGATATAATTGTATTGTTCGTTGTATTGTTTCATGGTCATATCCAAATTATCAATCTCTTCTTTAGTGTAGAGATTGTTTAATTCGAGCATTTTAGCACAAAAAGTCCTATTTTTTGAATCTTTAGGCCCTGAATATTGCCAATATGTTTTAACTTTATAGCCCGTATTAGGCTCTTGAATGTCTTTTACCTTTACATTCCCGTTAGGTTCGTATGTCCCTTGAATGATATTATTCTTAATTAAGGTGTCTAAAACCTTTTGAACATCAATTTTAAGGTCTTTTTTAGCCTGATTAATGTCTAAAACCTTTTTACCTTTAATGTAATCTAATAAAATCTGTTCTTCTTTACTTAATTCGGCATCGGCAAACTCATATTCACTTATACCAATCTTACTAAAAGAATCCAATAAGATAGCATCGAACTCCATAGCCATTTTAAAAGCCTTAGAAGTCGTGTCTTGAGGTATTGTGTCTCCGTTTGGAATACTAGGCAACCCTACCATGTTTAAAATTTGGTTGGTAGTCATTGAAGATAATACCTTAGTTTGAATAATAGGACTTAATGAAGCAATTATGCTCAAAGTATCGTTTGTTTCTTCCTCGCTTTCAAGTCCGATAGAATCTGAAACCATTTCTCTAAGTTCCTTTTTAGTAAGAACACTTTTAATAGTTTCTTCGTTAAACTCAACACCTAAAGGTTTCAACGGTACTAATTCTAATTTACTTTTACTATCTGAGAATTGTAGTATGTAGTTAAATTCACTTTCAAACTGAAGTCTGCGAGGTGTTACATAGTTAATATTTAATAACTCCCAAGCGATGTCCATTTCAGACCTACCACCTAACTGCCCCTCGGTTTTTAAACCGAATAGCATAGGGCTAGAAATATTATGTCCTATGAATATCTTTTGAATTGTTGAATCGCTTAGTTGTTGGTATTGGTCACTTAAGCCGTTAGAACGTAAAGGAGTTACCAAAGGTTCTTTTTCATTTAACTCTGCAAAATTTAAAACAACCTCGCCCCCGTTATCCGTTCCGGTAAACTTAGCCTTTAAATCTCTTTCAACTTTCTTTGCTTCGTCAGGGCTAGGCTTACCATTGAATAAGGTAATCATTGTACCTGCTGCGAAACCCGATTTAATATTATTAATGTGGAAATTATCAATCTCGATATCCGTTTCAATAGCTGAGTTACTAGGTAGATACTCAGGCAAAGGATAAATTTTTAGATTTGGTCTATAGTCGCAAACATATAAAAGTTGTTCGCCTTTTGGTTCTTTAGGATTAAATGGAGTTAGGACTTTAAGGTCGTCAGGCATCTTTTGTGAAGCTTTAAACCTTGCCTTAGTACTTTGGTCACGTGTCCACTCATTTGAAATATAATACTCTGTTTGACTTGAGTTTGCCCTGATTTTTTGAAAAGGTTCGTGGTAAATACTTATGATTTTCTTGTTAAACCATACAATTCTCAAGGCATAACCCCCGAAAATTAACCTATCTAAAATGACTTTGTGGGTCATTTCGTCCAAAGTTTCTTTTAAATTAGGCTTAACTACCTCTGATTCGTCCTCAGATTTCCACCCTCTACCTAAAATAAACCTAGTCTTTCCGTTTACTATTGAATTATGAATAGCAGAACGAGAATACAAATAAATTAAATAGTCTGAATAAGCATTGTCATCGCCATAAAAAATGTATTTATAGCCCGTTCTCTCCCTAAATTCGGGTGTTTTATGCTCATATAACGGGAAAGCCCCGAACTGATACTTATCCGTTGTAGACTTTTCTTGTTGTATTTCCTCGCTCATATATCGTGCGTTCTGTTATAACTTTGTTAAACTTCATAATACCCTCTTGAACAAGTTCGTCACTTTCTGTATAATCTACATTTGTGGAACTTGATTGAGCGTAAATATAATAGTTGTACTCATCTCCATAGACGAGTTTAATTTCTGCGTTTAATGGGTTAGGAGTTCCCGTTGTGGTTACTATGTTAAACGATTGTCTAAAGTGCGAATAAGTATCTATCGGACTACTTAGACATACATATTCGTTTTTACTCTGTTTAGATACAAACCTAAATAAGTAATAAGGTGAGTTAATAGTAGTTTTCTCAAGTAGAGAAAGTACTAAAACATTTGTTGATGTTGGGTTTAAAATAATCATAAAAAAAGGGGGTAAGTTGCCCTACCCCCGATTGTATTTGTGTTAATCTACGCTGTTAAGGCTGCTATTGACCCAGCAGGGATTTCGATAGGCAAGTCTAATTCATCTCCACTAAATGTGATGTTGAACCCTGACAAGTCAGCCGAAGCCGTACCCGTTTGACCTGACCCTTCAGAAATTTCTAAACCTCTGTAAGCCCCGTATAAGAAATATTTGCCGTTTGAATCTAAAACTATAATCTGTGAAGTTACTTGACCTAAGACAAGAATCTCATTTCTAATCGCAGTTTCAAATTTCGGTAACTGGATAGCGACTGAGTGAGTGTAGAATCTTGACCCTACTGCTCTATCGCCACCAATCGTAGCAGTTGCACTACTTCCCCCCATTGTAAGATTGTAAGTAAAGAATTTCTTACCACTTGTCAATGTAAAGGTAGTAGCGACACCAGTAGCCACAGTTAATGTGTCTGTGTTTGCCAATTCGGTAATGTAAACCTTTTGGACACCCCCCATGCTACGTCTGCATGATTGGATAAAATCGCTACTTAATATACAACTCATATTACTTATTTATTAGTGTACTCAACCATTTCTGACCCAAATTTAATTTGAGTTCCTAAAGCTGCTTTCAATCTAGTTAAAATTTTGTCATCTTTATGCTCATACCAAACTTGGAAGTTTTCCCAATCGTTAGCCAAGTCAGTACCGATAACAAAGTTTGATGCTCTATGTAAGAACATTCTGTTAGTTCCGTCCAAACCTCTAAACGCTTTTACTTTGATTCCAAAGGTAGGAAGATAAACTTCGCCTGATTTGTAAGGATTAGCATTTACTCCGTCATAGAAGAAGTTATTCAATGATTTCAATGCAGAAAGTAGTTTCTTGAAAGAATCCCAACCCACACTAAACATCAAATCGTCCGCACCCTCTACACTTGTAGGTAATACATTAATCATTTGTTCCAATGAAGCAACGATGTTAGCAGCAGTAATTGAAGTTACTTGAGTATAACCGCCACCTGTTAAGTTTCCGTCTATTACTTCGGTGTCAGCGTCAATGTATTTGATTAAGCCGTTAATCAAAGCTAAGTTACCTGAACCCGTTGATTTGTTGCCTTTCCACAACATCAATTCAATTTCTTTATTAACCAAGTTTGAATAGTGACCTACCCACTCAGTTTGAAAAGCCATTGTGTCATAGTATTGACCACTTGACAAACCTGCTCTAGTCCAATAGTTTTCTAAGTCGTTAGGACAGAAAGAACTTTCTTGAATGAACTTGTCTACGCTGATTTCTTTTTGCGTAAAGGTAGTTAAACCCGTTGCAGTAAATGTTCCACAACCTGCATTAGAACGGAAAATTACTTCCGTATCCATGTAGTTTAAAACATCTTTGTACTTGATACCCTCTTGAATTTCAAAAGTTGTTGCAGTTTCGCCACTGAAAACTGATTTCATTAATAGTGGCATTTTTTCTTCATTAACGTATACCGCTAAGTCTGATAAGTCGTAACCGAATTTTAATTTCATTTTATTTATTATTGTTATTTTTTGTATCTTTCAATCATTAAATCAACTTTAGTCAATGGGCTTTCTGCTTTTTGAAAAGTATCTTTCTTTGATGTTTCGTCTGTAGCCTGAATAAATTCTTTCATCGCTTCAAACATTTCTTTTTTAAATTCTTGAATCTCTGCACTAAAGTCTTTTGGTGCTTCAGGTTTTGGCAATGATTCGATTGCTGTTTTTAATTCAGTAACTTGAAGTTTCAACGCTTCAAATTCTGCTTGTATTTCTGTACTCATTACTTGTTCTGTTTCTACTTCGGTTTCAGGTTGTGCGATTGATTCGACAACACCACCCATTACACTTATTACAGTGCCGTCCTCTAAAGTATGTTGTCCGTCAGGGCAAGGCTGACCGCCACAAGTAACCGCAGTACCTTGTTTTAATTCACCCTCGTAGCTGATTTCTGTCCCGTCTGTAAGCATTGAAGAACTGAAAACTTGTTCCGTTTCTTCTTTCTCTTCGACTTTTTCTTGACTGCCGAATAACTTTTTATCAAGTTTACCCAACATTTCTTCTAATTTTGTCATTATTTGATTATTAAATTGTTCCTTTTGTGAAAAATTCCCCTCTACTGAGAAACCTTTTAATTTGCCCGTCTTAACGAAATCGTTCCAAATCTCGTCATTATTGACCTTTACAAACCCAAACCAAGACCCGTCTGCTAATGTTTCGTAACCTTGTGGGGTGTTTATGCCTTTAGTAGAATCTATAATAAAAGATTGTTGTAAGTAAACATCGTTTATTACTTGCTCTTCATTGTGCATATAGTTAAATGCGTTGATTCTACCCTCAGCCATAAACTTGTCTACTATAGCTTCAATGGTCTTTGCACTAAACTTAACAAAAAATTCTTTGCCTTGATAGTTTCTATAGATTGGCATTTCAGCCACCATTAAAGGTCCAGCAACTATTCTCTTTTCGGTATCGACTGCACTAAACTCAAATTTGGTTTGGTCATTAAAAGCCATCCAATTTCGTTGTATTGCAGGATTATCGACAAAGGCAATCGCCTCTACCCTATCTTCTGCAAAGTCGTCAATCGTTAATTCGTAAACGGGTAATTCCATTTCTATTTTAATAGACGAGGTTTTTTAAATAATTACTATTATCTTTGTTTTATGTCAATATCAAAAGAACAATACTTAAAAGCATTAGATATTGTTGAGCAATATCATTTAGAATTAAAGGTTAGAACAATACAAGTTGAGAAACAAAGTTCTAAGTATAAAGACATGAGTTATATTAAACAAGGGGACTATGTCGAGTGCGTTAATAATTGTATACAAAGCCAAAACAATTTAACTATTGGGAAAACTTATGAGGTTTTAAATTGCTCGCTACATAATAACAATATTGTAATTTACATAAGAACCGATAAAAATATAATTAGACCTTATCGAGTTAATAAAAGATTTTTTAAGTTACTAAGATAATTAATCAACTGTAGCCTGATAATAAATAGAATTGGTTTTATTTGTAGACTTTCTTATGTCGGTTTCGGTAACATAAACTTTCATTGAACCACCTTGACCATTTTGTCTACCCGTAGAACCCGTTTGAAAACCTCTTATGTTTGGGGCGTTGTTACTTGGTAAACTTCCCCCACTTGAATTACTTATACCTCGACTTCCAAATTCTGTTCGACCTATTGCAGTTACTCTAGCTAAACCACCTGCAACTGCTATCCCTGCTGCTATCTGTGCTCTTATCGGTGCGTCAGGTGTAGGAATACTTAATTGACTTGCATAGGCTTTTTGTGCTGCCATATAAGTATCAATGATAGTAGTACTTATGTTTAACGCTTTATTAATTGCAAACGCTCTCCTTTGCCCCTCTTCAGATTTACCTGCAAAAGCCGTTGTAAGGTCGCTAAGTGCTGATAGTCCGTCTTTGGCAATACTAACCTTGTTTTCATATATTTGCTTGTCTAATTCAATTCGTCTATCTGCTATACTTTGCTCAACTTCTAATTCTTGTTCTAAGGTTTCCATTAAGGAAGCCATATCTTCCTCGCTTTGTTGAACATAAAGTTTATGTGCTTCAACATGGGCGTCTTGTTGTGCTTCTTTTATCTTTTCGGCTTCTACTTTGACGGCTTTAACCTTTGTTTTGGTATTCTTAGATAGTTCCTCGTCAATACCTTTGTGGTATTTAGCTAATTCAATCGCTCTTTGGTTGTTTAAATCCTTTTCGTTTTCAATTTCTTCTTGGCTTAACTTTTGTTTTGAATCCCTTTTAGCCTTTAAAACCTTTAATTCATTGTCTATAAGTGTTAATCTTTTCTGAAATATAACCCTTTCACTTGCCCCTTGTGCTTCTAAAAGTTCAATTTCTCTTTTAATATCCTTACTTCTTTGGTCTGTGCTGGCTTTTAATCTATCATAAACCCTTGTTTGGTCGCTTGTAACACCTAAGAAATCCGTTACTGCGTTATAGGCTGCCTTAAATCCTTTTACTATTGAATCTAAACTTGGTAAAAACTTACCTATTGTATTCTTTAATTTGTCGAAATTAGAAACTAATAACGCTATCGCACCAATAATCAAACCTATCCCTAACGCTGCACCTGCTATTCTTAATAAACGCATTGCCCCCGTAGTCCCACCGACTGCTGCCGTATATCTTGTTTGTAAGAAAGTTAATACTTGAAGCCTTGCCGATTGTATAGCAGTCATCGCTGCACTCTCTTTTTGTAGTGCTAATTGAATCCCTTGAAGTCCATTAAGTAAAGCCGTTGCCCCTTGAACTTTTATTAAGGTCTTTTGTAAATCTTCATTCTCAGAACCGAATAAGGCCATAGCACCTTGAGCAGCAGCAAACCCCGAAGTAATACCCGTAGCGATACCGATAAACCCGTCTAACCTTTTAGTGTCTGAGCCTAATGTTTTTACTTTTTGGTTTACATCCCCAATCCTATCTGACAACTCCCCTGCCTTTTTTGCTACTTTCTCAAATTCATCAGGGGCAAGTGTACCACTCGCTAATTGTTCCTTTAGTTGTTTAAGTTGGGTTTTTAATGAGGTTACTTTTTCGGAAGCTTTACCAACCGAATCCCCGCCTTTTACCTCTATTATTAATTCTACTTTTTCTGCCATTATATTTTAATTAGTCCGTTTTCGGTGTATAAGATTGTATGTGTTTCCACTAAAGTGATTGTATCAAAGGGGCTATCTAATGAATCGTTTATCGTTATTGTGTTTGCTAAATTGGTTTTCATTATGTAAATAACATTACCTTTGTAGATTGTTTCGTCAGGTAGGTGTATAGTTGCATTGCCTAAACTTGTATCTACTATCAAATAATAAGGGCTTCCTTCCATTCCCGTAACATAAGTATCGCCACTCGCTACACTATCATAATTAAACCCTAATGCAATTATATTATCCTTTATAACCTCGCCTTTGTAAAGTCCACCCGTTAAAACATTGTTACCACTTACATTGACCACAAATCCCTCTTTAATAACTCCACCACCAGTAACCCCACCACCTGAAGTAATGTCTTTTAATCCCCCTCTAAACTTGTCTCCTATCCCCGTATCAATAGGAATATATTTTGTAGGTGTTTTCTCGGTTGTTCCGATTATTACACCCCGCCCACCTCTTGTTGTTGTGGTTGCGTTGCTTATTGGAGTGGCTTCATTTATCTTTAAAAACTTACATAAGGTAGTATCTTCATAGTTGTGGTCTACCATTTCATAAAGTCGGTAATAAGCATCACGAATAAAGTACAAAGGTCTAAACGATAAGTTGTGTACATCGCTAGGTCTTAACCTCATATAACACTCAATCATTTTACTATTCTTATCCGTTGTTTCGACTATTTGTCTGTAATAGTATTTATTGAATAATGTTCCGTTTGTAAATGTAACTTGACCTTTTGCATCTCCACCATAGTAAATGAGTTTAGGTTGTTTAAATAGCAAGTCGGTTGTAGGGTTATCCCAATCATCAACATTAGAAGCCAATGGATATGAGGTTTTGACTGTTCCGTTAAAGTTCCATGATGAAGTCCTTAGTCCGTTATAAAATAATATCTTTGCCTTGCCGTCTTTTCTTAAAGTTCCGTCTTGGTTTTTAATTACGGGCATTATTCTGTTCTTCCAATGGTCGCTTTGACTTTGGTCGCTCATAATAGTAGGGCTAAAACTTACTTCTATTTTCTTAGTATCTTTAGCAAAGTCGTTGTCTATCTCTCTTAAATAATCCCCATATATCCTGCCCGTTTGATTTGTGTATAGGTCGTTATACAAATCGTTATCCTCTGAGTATGTGAATTGTAAAAACTTAGAATCTATTAAGGCACTCGGTTTAATTATAAAGTCCTTTGAATTGTCTAGGTTCATAGTCCAATCAATTACATCGTCTGTGAAATATTCATCCCTTGTTTCAATTAAATATTGTGCGTACTTGCCTGAGTTTGCATCCCCGTTTCTAAAATAGTAAGGCTCAATGTATAGATTAAACATCTTAACTAAATTCATTATAAACTCCTTTTGGGTCATTTCTGAATTGAGGACTTGCGAAACATTAACCACATCTCCGTAAGTTGTTTGGGCTGACGGGACTAATGAATATGAACTATTAGTTAATGTAGTTATTGTTATTAAAGTTGTTGTTGAACTTAAATTTAGATTTGAATGTTCTACACTCCTAATACATACCTTAAATACATCCCCTGCAACTATCGGTATATTTACCCCTCTCAAATCAAACTCATAATAACGAGTATTGCCAGGGTCGATATTATATGCAGGTTGCCCAAAGAATCCTAAGTTACAAGTATAACTTTGAGAAAAGAAAACAGCCCCGTCAGATTTTATACCTGCGATTGTTATCTTAAGTGTTCCGTCTATTGTCGCTGATGAGTTATTGGTCACACTAAAATACATCTTTACATAAGGGTTGTATTTACCACCGTTAGTAATTGTACTCACTCCCGTTGTTGGGTTGTATTGTGAACCCGTATCTAATAACTCTGAATCAAAAATAATAGGGTAGTTTGCATAACAATCTAATGCCGTTTTATTACTGCCTATGTTTGAATAGGCTAAACTTGTAGTCCTCTCAGCATCTATACTTAAGTCCTCGACTTCTTGGTCTGTCTTTGTCAATCCGTCCACATCACTTTGAAATATCAACTTCTTAAAGTTGTCGGTATTCATAAACGATGAATAATAACTAAATCCTGCGTCTTGGAATATCTTATCGACTAAAGTTTTTACAAATAACCACGGCTTAAAATGTTCCGTCACCCACCAATCTGTTGCGTTTACTTGGTTATTAACCCAATGTATATGGTTGTCGCCATAGTCAATCATTGGATAAACATAACCCGAAGTATTACTCCATGAAGCTTCTATATTTGTTTCGTTGTAAGTATGGTCAAACTCGGATAAATCTAACTCATTCATCTTCCTATCCGTTAGAATCCCGAATAAATCCCTATTCTCCCCGTATAATGTGAGTTTATATTCTACCTTACTATCTACTATTACAATGTCCGTTAGTTGAGCGTAGCCCGTCATTTGGGTTATCGTATCGGTGTGTAAGATACAAGGGGCTTTTTTATTCGGATTAAAGAAAGGTTCGAACTGATTGTTATTATCTAAGACAAAATTAACATCAAACCAACTCGCAAATATCTTATCATTGTTCGCTGAACTTGGAACAGTAATCGTTTTGGTAAATGAACTTTGCCTTTTGTCAGGGTCTTGAATATTATAAATAGACTTAGTGAGGGTTAGGTTTGAATCTTCCCCTAAATCTAAAGTAAAGTTATCCGTTAGTAAACTCATAATCTTTGTCTAAAAGACGAATTAGAATAAGTCAAATCGAACTCAACTGAGAATAGTTTGTTCTTTTCGATTGTCTGAACATTGTAACTTGAAGTGTCCATAATAACATTCACTAAAACCCCGTCCACCTCTGCCCAAACTATCGGACTACTTACAAGATTTTTAAACCATTCGGCTTCTATGTTATTAATGTAATCGGTCCTTATCTTTATCTTCTTATCTACTTTAGTGTAGTAGTTAGTAGTTGCAGGTTCATAAGTCTTATAGCCATAAGCCGAACCATTGAACGCACCTACATCTTTTTTAAATGCTTGTCGCTCTACTGAATAACTCACATCGTTAGCAAAGTTAAAATTGTAAGAATCTATCCGACCTAGAGAGTTTAACCAATGCAATCTTATTTCGTCTTGTTGGTAACACGTTCTGTCTATCTCAAAAGTTAAGGTTTCGCTTACTATTGTACTTGAATTGTTTTCAATGTAAACAGTATAGGTACTTACGCTTGACGTTATTACGGGCTGACTTCCACTTCCTAAAGTCGTAAGGTTCAAATCTGCCGTACCCACTAAAACACTTAAAAACTTGTCGGCTGTAGTTGTTCCACTTGAATATGAGTTCGCTATCTTGTAAGTTCCTATAATTGTTCCTGAATTATCATAAGTCTTAATTACTATATTCTTTACGGGTTGCCCTGCCCCTGCACCCGTCATTATACCTAACTCATAAGACTGCCCCTCTTTTATTCTAATATTACCACCTCTTAAGTCGGTTAGGAATTTCTTAGTACCCGTATCAATTAACCAATCAGTATCTAAATAACTGACATTCTGAGTGTATTCAAATGAGCCGTTATAAGCGTATAAAGTTGAACTTATAGTATTTAACCCTGAAGCAACTACCGAAGCTACTGAGCCTATTTCTTCAATGAATTGTACTGTGTATTCTTTAAATACGTTTGATGTTCTTCTAACTCCATAACTCGGAACGGAAATACCACTTATATCGTAACTCGTGTATTTTTCTAACTCTCGACTAACATCAAATAAAAGATAGTCATTGTCATAACGTGGTGTAAATCGGTGTTGGCTTATTACATTTCCACTTGAATCCTTAATCTTACATAGGTAAAAAAAGTAATTGTTTCCTGCTATGTTATTAGAGGAACAAACAAAATTCATAGGGTTGAATACTGGCGAATAAGTCTTAGGACTTTGAAGTATGGTTATACTCATGTCCTTATAGACGAAAACCTAAATGTCTTTAAATGTCAATGAATAACTTTTGCCCGTTGCGTCCTCAATCATTTGGACTAACTCGTCATAAGCCTTTTGATTAAATGTGTCAGACCAAAACATTGTCTTGCCTATCCCCGTTCTTTTTATAGACTTAGCGATAACATAGGCTAAGGATTCAGACCTTTTAATCACATCGCTTGTCTTTTGTTTATTAGATGTTCTTACTTGAATACCCTTTTGACCTATCCAACTTTGAATACTTGAAACCATTTTCTTAGAAACAAATGCGTTTTTATAAGAGAATCTTCCCGTAGTAACGGCTTGACTTTTACCCCCACCAATACCCTTAACACCCTCGTCTGCATATTTATAGTATTCACTTGCTTGGCTTTTAGCATTGTCAACAAATCCAATTCCTATACTTATAGTATCTCCTAAGACCTTTACATCGAATGTCATAAGGGAAGCTGACAAGTTTTCAGAAGCTATTGCCCCGTATCTTGTTAGAATACCCTTTGCCTTAATTATCTTTTCATTAGACCATTGTTCTAATACGTTGGCTATTTCATTCTGTATTTGACTGCTCATTCTTAAAGTTTTCTTTGTCTTTCTCGTAACTTAAATAGTTTAGAAAGTCAATGATGTTCTGTTTATAAAGACGCTCAAGTTCTAAATAATTCCCTGCTACATGGTTTAAAGTATCATACCAACCCCATTTAAGGCTAAACCAACTTACCCTACCTTTGCCGTCAAAGAGTGCTGAATATCGTTTGGCAACATCAACATGACACCGCAAAAAAAAAGTGCTATCGGATAAGCAATAGTAATTGGTAGTTCGTTTTGGAATCGTTCCGACAAGTCTTTTACGTCCTCGTCCTTTTGGCACATGACTGCTAGAATTAAATGTAAGTTGTCTACAATCTTTTCTTGGTCTTGGGTTAGTTGTGAAATAGAAACATACTGACCTACATTCCATTTATTAGGTGTTTGGCTTACTTGAAATTTGTCTTTGCCTAAAGTAAATTCTTTAACCCAATGGTCACTAGGCAAGTCCTCATTCAAGAACGCATACTTTTCTAAACGCTTTTCAAAGTCCTTAACTAACCATTGACTACTCTCGGTACGTTCTACCCCCTCAAAGATGTTTAAGATTTCCATGCCTAACTCATAGACATTCTCTTGGTAATGCCTTATCGCTGAGTGTACTTTTTGAAATTGTAATATGGTTACGTCACTATAATTCATTTATCCTAAGTGTTTTTAATTTATCATCTTTAGGCACTAACCCCCAATCGGTATCTATTACCTCTTTGCCCTCGTCTAATCGTTTGAACTTACAAGCGTAATTAACTTGGTATTCGTTACCCTCATGTTCTACAAACTCAAAAGCAATATAATAAACCCCCTTATGTAAATATCTTATTACCATTAGTACTTATCTTTTATTACTACTTCCTCATTTGTATAACAAGTAAACTTCCCGTCATGTACTCTTACATCGTTTACATAAACATAGTAAAACATACATACAAAGTCTAGTCTGTTTTTATTACTTGCCTTAATTGTGTATTGTTTTCGTCCCCTCGATTCAAATTCAAACTTTGTAGGACTACTCGAATTGCTTACATCGCTCATTTGGTTATTAACCATTATAGCCCCGTCGCCATATGTTTGAAAAACAAAGGTTACTTTGTGTCTATCCTTTTGGCAACCGATTAAAAGAAGTATTATTAATATGTATTTCATTTTAGTAGTTCAGGTGTTTCGTAAATATTCCCAATTACTTCTATCTCAGTATTAGTGTTTATCACAGATATATCAACATTGGATAATGGGGCAATTCTAAAACTTGCAAATTGATAGAATACTTTGCACTTAATATTCCTATACATGACTATATCATCTTCGTAAATATCAACTCCATTTTTATCCTTTAGCCCAATCCATTGCATTATTATAGTATCCTCATCATCAGGGGGGAATGAACCACCGTAATTCGTAACCTCTGAGGTGTCGTAAAACATATCTCTATGCCATTGTACCATTTTTGACGATTCAATCATCCATGCTCTAAATTTAAATCTTTCGTTTCTCATAATGCAAATATACTATGCTGCATGATATTTACCATAATTTTTATTTTGTATCACATGGCTAAACCCGTACCTCATTGCGTCCATTAAGTGATTGTTAATGTCTATAGGGTCGCCCGTTGGTTGGTTATTCCTATCGGTTGCCCATACATAACCCCTTAACTCTTTGATTAGGTTTGTACTTCTTTTAGTTACTAAAATATTTTGTTGTTGGACTAATTGAATACCATGTACGATTGAATCCTTACCCTTGTTAGCCCCGATACACCTTAATCCATAGCTTTGTAACTCTGCGATTGACTTAGGTTCGGCACTATCGCAAACTACCATATCTCTAAAGTTCTGAAGATTCATAAATATATCTCGGTTGCTCATTTCTTTTTTATAGAGTACCTCGTCTAAAATATATGAATCATTGTACTTGTAAATTGCTACACAAGCAGTCGGGTCAACTGAATAACCAAAGTCCAATCCTAAACCTAAAAGTCTTGCTTCACTTGGGATATTGTCTATTTGTTGCCAGTTAGTAAAGATAGTGCCTTGAACACTCCCGACTAAACCTAATCCGTACACGTCCCACCAATTCTTCCAATAAGATGAGGTCTTGGCTTTCTCTTTAGCTTTCTCAATCTCTTTGACAATAGATTCGTCTAAAGCTTCATTATCTTTATAAGTCAAAACAACAAAGTCCGTATCAATATCCCCGATTAGTTCTTGGTCTACCCAAAACTCACTAACGGGATTATAGTCCAAATAAATAAACTTTCTAGTCCTTATCGCTAATTGGTAGTAACTCTCCCAATCTATATTATTACACTCATTTACAAATAATACATCTCTCCTTGCCCCCCTTAGCTTACTTGAATTGTCTGCCGAGAAAAACTCAATAAATGAGCCGTTTTTAAATTGGTAGGTTAGACTTGACTTATTAAATTGGTCATCCCTATACATACCTATCAAATCCATTATCTTAAGGAAGTCCCTTAAAGCCCCTCTCCTTAAGTGTGGGATTGTTTCAGCTACAATACTTATCTCTTGCTTTGCGTTTTTAACTGCATAGTCAATTAAGAAAGGTATAATAGAGAATGTTTTGGACGCTGATGTTCCACCTCTTACTACCCTTACTCTTTTTTTAAGATTCGATATTTTGGTCTGTGCCGTTGTTTTCTTTAACATTTAAATCAATCCCCTCAAAGATAGGTTTTTCAATATTGGTGTTTTCAGTTTGTTCTTTTAGCCCTACAATCCTATTACCCATACTTGCATTGTAGAAACCTAATAGAGTGCCAGTCTTTATACTGTTATCTCTTTCGTTCTTTATGTGCGTAACGATACCCCAAAACTCTTCCTCATAAATATTTGTTTGCTCAAAATAATGGTGTATGTCTCTCCCGTACTTGTTAAAATACCAAGATACAAACCCACTTAAGTCATAGGGCATAGGTGGATAATCTTCTACCCTTATGCCGTCCTTACCTACATATTGAACCTTTGCCCATTTCTTAGCTTCTGCATCTCTATCTTTCTTATAGCTTTCCCATGCCTTTAATAGTTCGTCTGCTGTCTTGAATATTCTTGTTGGGTGCATATTACTTCTTTTTATTTATATCTTCTAAAAATCTATAGAATAGTTTGTTATCTGTTGTGAAGTCGCTCGTAAACTGAGGTCTTTTAATCTTACTTGGGGCTTCGTGTTGTGCCTTTGTGTTGTTGTCTATTCTTCTTTTTGCTTTCATTTCGGGTTAATGTATTGAGTTATAAATTGCTCTAATGTTAAAATACTTATCCATTCATGTCCACCTGAATAAAACGAAACATATTCTGTGCCGTCGTAATCAATGTATTTTGCAAAGTTATCCATTTTTAAGAAATATCTTGAAACTACATTACTTTCGTGTAGAGTGTAGAAATCTTCTTCCTCTTGCTTAGCCGTTAGTTCAAATACTTCAATCCACATTAGTAAATTTGTTTTGTGAAATAATCTATTCTTTTGTTGTGTACTCTATACCCCCCGTCCTCTTTTATCTCTACTCTTGCAAAACCTAAGTTATGTCGCATATTGTGAGGGTCATAGTCAGGCGATAAGGTGCAAAGGCAACCCGTTGAATAGGTAGTTATCAAAGTGCCGTCTAATGTACTTTCGGAGTGTTCACTTGTTTGGTGGCAATGACCTATTAACATTGAGCCTTTTAGTTTGTTAAAGATTCCTTTTGACGGGTTCACTGGACTAAATGCACCCCTAACCAATAAGTGACCATGTGTAATCGGTAGTTTACCTGCCATAAATACTATATTTTGGTCGTGAAACTTGATGCCCTTTTCTCTTAGCTTTAGTCTTGCCGACATTGTATAGTAAGCATCATTGAAAAGTATTGGGGCTTTCTTCATTAGAAAACGCTTATACCAATTATCGTGATTTCCCTCTGTCCAATGTATAGGAACTCCAAACTCTTTAATCAACATATCTAAGAAATCTTCTACCATTTCGAACCACTCTTGAACTGCTGTCAATTTTTGGGGTGGTGCATCGTGCGAAGTAAATGGTTCGTTGTCTAATATATCCCCGTTTAATATTATACAGTCTATATTATTCTCTTTGCCGTAAATTAAAGCGTTTCTGAGGGCTTCTACATCATGGTTAGGGAAATGTATATCTGAAAGTATTAAAGCGTTTCTAATCGATTTATCTAATTTATAGAATGTTCTTGACTTAGCTTGTGACTTAGGTAGATTGAATTGAGTTTCTCTTGCAGGTTCGTGGTCTAGTTGTTTATACTTTCTTCTATCTTCGCCTGAAGCACCCGTCAACTTTCTAATCATACTCCTTGCATTTTCGATTGAACTAAAATGAAGTGGGTAGGTAGCGTGTAAATATCTAGCTATTGCCGATTTGGACATACTTGGGAACTTTTTAATTGCGTCCTCTGTAAGTTTATTTACTTTTGTTTTCGGTACTCCCATTTTGTTTTGGTGCGTTATCTGTTTGCCTAATCGGTTTTTTAACTTCCTTTATTTCGATATGTAGTACTTTGCCCACATATTAATAGACGACTTAGAGTTTTTTGATTATTGCCTCTATTTGATATTCCCCGTTTCCATGTTCGTTTGGATTCGATACATTGGTGCAAGTGTTGTTTACTTCTATGGAAACAATTTTGTACTTTTCTAATCTTAAACCTTGCTCAATTAAATGTCTTAAACTAAATGTATTTGGTGGCTCACTCCAATCGTCTAAGATAAAATACTTATGGTCTAAATTCCATTTACTAGGTAAGACTTTTTTTCTTTCGTACAAATCTCTGTGAGGTACTGCCATTATTAAATGACCACCTTTTTTAGTTATACGAAACCAATTACTAATCGCTAGACATGGATTTTCGAGATGTTCTAATAGGTGTGAATTATAAACAAGGTCATAAGTATTATCTTCAACTCCTTTCATGTAGTGAGCATCTCCGTTATCTTTATCCCATGTATCGCACCAATCTGTTAAAGGGTCTGCCCCATCGTGAGTGTCTATTCTACCCACTCCGATGTCAATTACTTTACCCTTTACATATTTATCAAAGAAGCCGTTTGCTTCTCTGCGTGGTTTACTTTTGCTTGTTTCTGCCATAATTATATTTTTGTTGCTGTTATTTGTTCGTGTCCTACTATATGCCTTTGGATGTCGTGAATCATAAACCCATTTTCAATTAACAAGTTTTTTAAATCGTGTATTCCGTAAATCCAAATATGCTCTAAGCCGTTAAACATCTTATCGTCCATTTGCCCGTCTGCTAAGATTATAGGGGATTGAATTATTAAATGTCCACCTTTGACTAAAAGACGGCTACATTCGGTTAAGAATCCTTTTGAATCTTCAATGTGTTCAAAGACATCTAAAGCTATTATGTTTGAAAATTGGGTTGAACCCCACTCCTTTGTGATTTCAGGAAAGAAACCAAAGAAAAGTTCTGAGCCGTTAGCGTACTTTTCAATTTGCTCTTTGTACTTTGAATCAACTTCAATACCTACACACTCAAAATGTTTAGACATCTCGCCCAATAGAACGCCTGGCGAACAAGCTATTTCTAAGTTCTTTCTCGGCTCAATTAAAGTTAAATTACTTGTCACAAGTTTATTCTTTTTTGTGACATTATTAACTTGCTCATCTATGCTTGACCTTATTGGGGTTGACCAATAGTTATCGGTGTAAATGTCTTTAGGGTTTCCAAAGACTTTACTTTTATATGAATCCCCTATTTTTTCATATTCGGATATCATATCATTGAATTAATTATATTTTCAAATTGTTTATTCGTGTGAAACACTGACCAATCCCCACCTTGAGGAATAACATTAGGGGCTGCGAAATATTGCTCAAGTACTCGCCTTACTTTTAATTGTTCAGCGATTGAAAAAGCCATTGACTGATTGCCGATAAATAACCAACTACCATAAATCAAATCTGCCATTTCTAAAAAGTCATTTACTTGCTTATGTATTAAGTTTGGAATTATTGCCGACATGATTTTAAATTCATCTTCCACCCCTACAAAGTACATTTTCTTACCTAACTTTTCTAATAGCGTGTAATCAATTAAAGGATTGTTGTAGCGTGTGCTTCGGTTAATTACGATATACTCGCCCTCTTCATAAGGCGAAGCTTCTAAAACTTTGTAGGTTGTACTAGGTTTTAATTCAGGGTATACTAATGAGTGCCAGAGTTTAATATCCCCACCGCTTAGATTTTTAGCGTTATCCCTAAACAAATCAAAATCAAAGTCTATTTCTATTTCTTCTTTGCCCTCTACTCTTATGACATCGTGAATATATGATTGACTTAATAAAAGTGGTTTAAGCATATTAAACATTGTATCGTTTAACATTACATTACCTACGGGGTGCGTCGCTGAAGTAAATGAACTTGGAACTCCTACCCTTAAGTATAAGTCTATTTCTTTGTTGTGCATAGTCCAAAGATAGTGCATTGAACTAAGCGAATAGATTAAGTCCCCTGCATTGCCTGAATTTACTATTTTTATGTATTCCATATTTGATATATTTCTTTAAAATAATTAACCGATTCCTCGCAATCCCTACAAACTAAAGTACTCATACCTAAACTTTCTCTAACTGCCTTAACACTTGAATAATGAAAAGAATTAAAGATTTTTACCTTAGTAAGTAAATAAAGTTCGTAGGCTTCCATCGCTGACCTTATACTTTGTTTTTGTGAATCGGTCATAACTCTATTGATTGTTTCCTTATTTGGTTAATCTTGTTAATGTCGTATTTAGTGGTCGTATAATCGTGCAAGGCTTCGCCAAGTTCAGTTCGCATACGTTTGGATTCTTTTAGTTTTTTAACTGCCTTAATCCACTCCCTATCGCCCTCAACTCGTAACCCGATTTTATTGTTCACTTCTTTATAGGCAACTCCGTTTGTTATTACGGGCAATTTGAACGCACCCGCTTCCAAAAGTTTAAGGTTTGATTTGCATTTAGTAAAGGTGTCGTCATAGCTAGGTAAAACGACTATGTCTAATTCATTGTACAAAACTGCATAATTATAAACATCTAAGCCTTGAAAATATTTAATTTTATCGTGTCGTCCACCTTTTAAAACTTGACCTAAGTACTTCCAATAGTTGTCTATTTGTCTTAGTCCACCGATAACCACCTCTCCGTCTATCCCTTTGTGAAAAGCCATTTCAATAGTCTTAAAGTCCATGTGGTGATTAACTCCACCTATCCAACCGACTACGGGATTATTTCTTTCAGGTCTTAGGTTTTTAAATTGTTCTTCCTCATAGTTCAATGCGTTAGGAACTAATAAAGATTTGACCATTAAACCTGCGATTTGTTCTTGCAAGTAAGGAGTTGAAACCCAAACCACATCAGCTAACTTTAAACATTTGATAATTTCTAAAGTGTATTCTTTTTCGTACACTCTCCCGTCATTTATTAACCAATTCGGTCTAGTCCAATAATCGTCTAAATCGTAAATTATCTTAATACCTCTTTGTTTTAATCGTTCAATAGTGCTTAATGGTTGGAACTGGCTAGGTAGTCTATTAAAAATAACTACATCAAAGTCGGCATCATGTCTAACTATATCTAACTCAGTCACACTCATACCACCAAAGGCTAATAAACTCATAGGGACTTCTAATCGGTGGTAGTTTACACCTTGTGACGGATTCCTAACGTATGCTACTTTCATAGTTTTTAATGTATTGTTTGTATTCGTTGTAAGTTTTTAATAGTTCGTTGTATGGAATTACTAACCCGTTTTTTTTAATGTTGGTATAAAGCCCGTACACATTCCCGTACACATTTGAGTAAACAAATACTCTAGCATGATAAAATCGTTTCGGGTTTTCTAAGTCTTTTTTTATCTTGTCAATTATTAACGTGTCTTTAATTTCTTCGGCTTGGCTCATTACTTGGTCATTTATCTGAACAAACTCGATTGAATTTAATTTAGACTTCTTAATGTCTAGCCCTAAATTCCAACAAGAACGAATCATAAAACCTTTTACTGATTTGATTTTCTCTCTTTGGTGTTCGTTCATTTCTAACATCTTGACCAATACTTGCCCTCTTAAATCTTCCCAATTATTATCGGCTATACTCTTGCAGGCTTTTATTAAGTCTGCTGAATAGTATGCTTCAGTAATTAGGTCATTAAAGTTCATCAAACATACTTAAGTAATTGGTCGGGATAAGTCTCCAACATCATGCACCTTTCAAGTTCTGCATAGGTTACTGAAGCGTGAACAGTGTAATTAGGTCTTACTATCCAAAATTCTACTTTATCTGCTTTTCTGTTTCGGGTACACGCCCCCTCTTTTGTTGCTATTCTATCAACTATTTGGTCAATGTACTTTTGAAGTGGTGTTTGTTCAGGTTTCTGTGTCATTTCGTTTACAATATTAAATTTTTATTTTTAAAGATACAAACTTTTATTCTAAATCTTTTATTTTGTTTTTATAAATCGTCTTTAGCATTTCAATTTCAGGAATACTTAAATGTAGTTTCTCGCCTTTTGACGCTAGTAGTTTTTGGTATTCTCTTTCTCCTATTCTTTCAGGTAGCCTTATTGAATATTCGTATAAATTACCATGTAGGTAGGTATTACAATACTCACAACTGCAATGAGCGTTATTCTCATTAAACCTCAATGCAGGGTTTGAACCTACTGAAAAGAAGTGAGAAGCGTGTCCGTTGCCTTTTATCTTTGCATCACAACTAATGCAGTTTTTACCTTTATCTCTAAGCCTTATAAACTTATTAAAAATGATTTGAAGTTCTTTAAGGTGCTGACCTTTTGTTTTTAATCGTTCTTTTTTAACTTTGTTTTCAGCCTTTACTTCTTTTGCTATTTTACCCCTGCTATAATCTAATGCACATTTGTAACTGCAAGTAGTTTGCAATGGTCTTATAGGCTCAAAATCTTCTTTACATATTTTGCAGGTTTTCATAACTTTTTAACTTCATAACCTAACCTTTCCAACTTTAATTTTACCCTAAAATAGTCTGATTCCCAAATAACCTGAGTGCTATTTTCAAGTCCTTTGGAATACTTAATTGTTATTTGTTTGTCTTTGTTCTTCATTTTCGATTTGTCTTAAAATTGTTTCGTAGTCTTTTTTATACACTTTGTCAAACTCTATCCAATCTTCGTGGTTGCTCATTGAATTGTAAATAGTTGACCTATCTAAGTCTAAAGTCTTTGCTATTTGACCATGCAACATTGAGGTAGTTTTAAATAAGATAGCTGAGTAAATTGCCCTGCCTATTACAAATTCTTGTTTTCTAATCTTAATGCTTATGTCAGTGTTAAAATATTCGTTTACCACTTCTTTAACCCTCTCGACATGGTCGTTTTGTTTTTCTAGTTTTGGCTTTTCAAACTTAACTAAAATTGCTTTATGTTCTGTTTTTAATTGTCGGTATCTTGCTTCTAAATTTTCATAATCTTTTAAAAGTGATTTGTACATTTTTTCGTAATCATAAAGGCTTGTTTTAATCTTTGCAAACAATTCATTGTACTTAAGTCTATAAACACTATCTGTATAAATTAATTCATTGTGTTTCCTTAATGAGTTTAAATAGGTTGTTTTAGTCTGTTTAATCGTGTTTGCGATACTTTCTTTGTCTAAGGTAGTAAATTCACTTAGTAAGGAATAATATTGATACCTTGCTAATACATAGTCTGTTTTCTTAGTGTACTCATTCACATCAACTAAATGTGCATGGTTTACCTCTTGTTTTATTTTGTTTACTAATGAGTTGTTTATTGTTTTCATGTTGTTATTAAAAATTAAATGTATAATCAAAATAGGCTTGTTGTTTATTTACTTCAACTTCGCCAAATTCTATCAATGCAACTAAAACATATTTTTTTTGCTTTAGTAATTTTCTTCTGAGTTTGTTTTTCATGTTGTTATTTCTTTTAAGTATTTATTTAATTCGTTGTTTTCGTATAGGTAGGCTAAGTAATTAATATCAAATGTATGCAAGGTTTTACTTTCGTCTTTTATGTAGATTAAATTATTTTTAACCACAATGTCCAAAGGTAAAAAATAGTCTTGCAATATAATTATAATTTCTAAATCCATTTAATAATATTTGCTTTGTGCGTGGCTTTCAGTTTCGTTCATTATTATCGTGTTTACTACTGTCATTTCTTCGCTCATTTTATAAATGCAGTTAGTTGTTTCGTGTACATAGTCAAGAAGATTAAACGAAAGTATCTCTACTATTTCCTCTCTTGAATAGTTTTCACGAAAGTAAAGTCTGCAAACCTCCATATAGATTTGCTCACTGGTCATGCTCTTTTACTTACTTTCTCTGAGTTAATTTTCTTTAATACAAACATTTCTTTCATCCTATCAATTAACCTTACATCATAATGGTTTATTAATAGTTCGACATTTAAGTTGGTAGTTGCGTGGGTAATACATTCGTTTCTTTGAAATCGGATATACCTTTGGACTAAAATATCCGCAATTAAATTTCTATCGTTGCCATAGTCCTTTATTGACTTCGATTCAGAACCTAAGTCATCTATTAAAAGTTCGTCAGCATCAATTAATGACTGAATAAATATTTCGCCCTCTTGTTTAAATTGTGTTTCAATCTGCTTAGAACTTATTATTCTCATTCCAATGCCATCTACTTTTGCTTGTATTGAACGATAAATAGTAAAGTTAAGTGTTTTACCTACACCGACAAAACCCATTAACATAAGCCCTTTAAGTGGTTCTATTTTTAAACTTGGGAAATGCGTTTCTCTTTCTGAGCAAAAAAACTTAACCATAATACTTGAAATCGTATCAGGTTGAAATTGTGGTTTAATTTTTACCCCTATGTTTAACCATTCTTTTGCGAGGTAATTTATATTTAAATATGTTTTTTTCATGTTAATATTGTTTAATGTCTTTTATTTCGGGTGTATCAATTTTGTTTTGTGGTTTAGGTATCTTAATATCGTAAACATCTTGCCAAGAATTTATGATTGATTGATTGAGTATTCTAATTTTCAAAAGTTCGTTACTCCCACACATCTTAGTTAATTTATCTTTAACTAATCTTATCGCTTCTTCGGTGGCAGGTTTCTTTATTTTTTTTCTCATTTCTAAATAAGCATTAAAAGCCTTATCAAAATCAGTTAGAACCTTAGGTTCTTTAATTACATTATCAGTTACAGTATCATTTACATTTACATTAACAGCGATGTTTGGGATAGTCTGCGATTGCAAAGTATCGGGTTGCGATGTTTTGCGATTGTGTGCGATTACCATAGCTTCATCTATAGTTAGTTTATTTTCAATTACTTGTGAATATAAATCTAAATGCCACCTTTTTAAATTGCCTAATTTACCTGAATCGCTTTTAACTTCTAAACTTTTCTCCCAAGCGTTTAAATCTCTTTTTAGTTGTTGTTTTATCGGTTCAAATGATAGCTTTGTAATTAAGTCATCAGTTTGAGGGTCTAAGTCATTTACATATTTTAGTATGTGTTTAAACAATTTACCTGCATTTTCATCAGGCATTAAATCTATTGTATGCAATAAATCACAATACAATATGAATGACTTTTTATTTTCTGCCATTTTGTTGTAAAATATAAAATCCCCCGATTCTAGATAAATAGCAGTTCCGTCTCAAAGATATGCTACCTAAAAAGGTCAGGGGATTCGATGTGTAAATTTTTGTGTTCATTGAGACGGAACAATGCAAATATAGTATTTCGTTTTAACTTTACAAAATTAATTTATAAAAGTTTTAATTGTTTTTTATGTTGCTCAAATCGTTTAACCCCTGCGTCGAAATAGTCTTTGTCTAACTCACATAGGTCTAAATCAAATCCTAAGTCGTGACAAGCAATAGCAATAGACATAGAACCACCATGGGTATCTAATATCTTATCGCCTTGTTTAGCGTACTTAGTTAAAAGCCATTTATATAGTTGTATTGGTTTTTGGCATATATGTATTCTGTTAGGATTATTTTTATTTGAGCGATGTATAACTTTTCTTCTAATAGCCTTATTAAAAGATGTCCAAGCTAATTCACAATCAGCTAAAGTAAAATCTTCTTGCCCTTTATCCCATATCGCCCAACCCATTGAAATAGGTAAATTGTCTGTAAAATAATTACCACCCCAAATAATTTGATTTTTACTTATTCTGAATAGTTCTTCAAAATATTCTTTTTTTGGTCTATTATTATCCCATTCTTTTATGTCAAATTGTCGATAATCATTTTTATCATTCCCCCACTTCTTCATTATATTAATCCCATAAGGTGGGTCTACAATAGCCAAATCATAAAACTTGTCAGGAATGTTTTTCATAAATTCCATGTTGTCGCAGTTGTGAAAATTAATAGTACTCATTACAAAATTAATTTATAAGTATTTTCGGGTTTCCCTAAATTGCCTTTTCTTTTACCGATAACTTCTATTTTACCTTTCTCAACTAAGGTATTACAGGCTCTTCGATAGGAAGTAATGGGAGTTCCTTGTGGCAAAACATTAGCATTAAACATTAACCATGCACTATTCATTGAGTTAGGTTTAAAAGCCTTTAGAATTATTTGGTCTTGTTTTAATGTTTGCGTTTTAGCCTCTTTAAGTTCTTCGCCTTTTAAGTTTGTGGTGTTGTAGAAAGTATTCATTTCTCTAATTGTGGTATGTGCATTGCAATGTCCGTTATGAATTGGTAAATTTCTTCTAATGGGCTTTCAATCCCATATTTCAATAAGAACACTTCTTGAACAGAATTAAACGCATCTATTCTTTTGTAGGCTTGTCTTATCGGTATACCTAATGTATTTGATACTTGTTTTGCAAGATTTGTTCTAACCTCGTCAGCTTCTTTTTGTGATGTTATTTTTTTCATCTTGATGTTAAATTAATTTTTGATGTTTCTTTTCTTTTCGTTGTATCCTCATGCCATTTAACCCCTAAACGGCTCATGTATCTTACCCATTGATTGAAGTCTTTAGGGCGTTTCTGAGGTATTGTAGTTTTAAAACAAACCCCACTCAAGAAAGTACTTGAGTTAGGTTCGTGAGGTTGTTCGGATAGTAGGCTTAAAATGTTCATTTTGTTTTGTATTTTATTGATTTTCAATTAGTTATCAGAACGGCAATTCATCGCCTTTATCTGTATTACTTGTATTACTTTCTTCTAATTTCGGTACTACATCAGTCCATACTCTTTTAAGGTTGCCTAAGTAAACTTTTTTTACCTTTGCGGTTCGTTCCTCTTGCGTTTGTTGAATTGTTAAACCTGCGATGTTTCCATAAGAATCAGCTTCATTGTTTACGCTAATTTGGATATTTAAAAACTTAGCGATTGAACCGTCTTTTAAGGTTACTTCTTTGATTTTACTTTTGTCGATTTTTGATAGGTCTATTGACCCT